CGGCATCCGCCCCTGCCTTGCCGGCCTGCGAGGGGAACGCCTTCAGCTTCTCCAGGGCAGCGCGATCATCGAGCTCTACGACGAGGGAAAAACCACCAGCCATCCCTCAGTCGCCTACCACCTGCAGGCAGGATTCCCTCTCATGCCTCGGGCTCAGGCTCTGGATCGTCTTCCCACCGCGTCGCCACTTCCGGATTGCGCCATAGCATCGCAACCTGCCCCAAGCCGCCGAGGCCACCCGGGACCGTGTTGTCCGTCCAGGTGGCGCCGGGTAACAACTGCGCGATCCGTTGGACCGTCGCGTCGAGGTTAAAGGTGCCGTCCGCCGGTACCGACCACTGGGTGATGTAGAGCTGAAACTGAGCGCTGAGTTCTTCACCGCCGGTCATGAACGGCTCGTTGCCGCCTGACGGGATACGGGCGATCACCACCTCTACGCCTTCGATGCTGGTCTCAGCCGCCTCTTCCTCCAGCGGCCACAGCACCGACAGCGCCGGCAGCGGTTCCTCAGCGCCCTTCAGGGTGACGGTACCGAGCAGTTCGGCAAGCGCATCATCAGCCGCCAGCAGGTCGTAGATCTCCTGGGCTGTGGTGGGGGCCATGGGTGCACGCGCCGCCTCTCATCATTCCCCAGGGAATGTTGGGCCATCCTCCCGTGGGGTTATCAGTGGATCAGATCCAACTCACAATGGGGCAACAATTCGACCAGGAACGGATGAGCCGCATGCTCGACTCGACCGACGATCCGCGAGCACTGCGGGCGATGGCGAAGCAATTACTGCAGGCATTCTTCACAGCCAGGGCTGCAACCGACTGGGTGATCAGCCAGCAAAAGGCGCCTAGTCTTGATCACGAGGAGATGGCACGTGAAGTGCAGGCCCAGCTCGCGCTCGGTGCTCTCCAAGCCGACGTGGTGCCGGAGTGGGATGATCCGTTGGCATAAAAAGGCCCCGGCCGAAACCGGGGCCTATTTTCGGCCAGTCAGTGATCAACCGTTGTGCAGGTTCAATCCATAGGCGCCGTAGATACGAAATTCAGAAGTGAACTTTGCAGTTGCGCCAGCCGAGTTATCAGGCGTATAAGAGTTGAATCTCCCGAACGAAAAAATGGTCTCGTTGTAGCCGCGAGGGCCAATGAGCGCCATCTTTGCCATCAGGCCCTGGCTTACGTTCCCCTTCTCGCACAACCGCATCAACTTATAGGCGGTGCTGTTGAAGTCGATCTTACCCGCAATCTCCATGCTGGCCGACTTGCTCACCACCTCAGGGATCTCAAAGCCCTGGGCCACGTCATCCCAGTAAGTTTCGCTCTCCTCTGAGGTTTCAGAGGTAGGCGGACCCGACTGGATGCCAAGCAGTCGGACCGGGTTATCGGTCCCGTCAAGCTTCAGGTCTGCGCCGCCGGTGGCGGTGCCAGCCGCCACCACTGCGCTGGCAATGTTCGTTCCGACCTTGGCATAGGCCACCGTCGTTGAGGTGGTCGCCGTCACGGTGTAGGTTCCATTGAGGGAAGTGAAAGGGCTCGGGAGATCCTTCACGACCACCTTGCTGTCAACCACAAAAGCATGGCCAGTCGCAACCGTGAGGGTGGCGAGGTTGGAGGCCAGAGCAGCATTGGTGATCGCCATTGTCTTTGCGCCAAGGCTGATCCCGTAGGTCTCGCCAAGGCCAGTGCCGAATTGGGTGACGGTGGTGCTGGCGGGCAGGAGAGTGGTCCGGTCGATGAAACCGCCAACACCGATGCCGGTGCCAGCTGCCTCATGAAAGGCGATCTCATCTAGGTCGACGTAGGTGTCGAGCAGCGGCACAAAGTAAAGGGCGTAACCAAAGTTTCTGGCCATGGTGCGGTGCAGTCTGGTGATCTGCCCGCAGAGTTCCGGCCCGTGTAACCCACGCGGGAACGATGTAGCAGCCGCCGTTGATGCTTGCCTGCTTCAGGAGTGTTGCCGCATGGTGTCGCCCATCGCCCGCACAGCCTGCGATGGCCATTTCAGGCGCGGGTGACGGTGCCGGGTCATGGGCGGATCAGCCTGGGGTACTTCGCATCAATCGTCGAAGCCCGGCAGCTCATCCTGGCGGCGGAACGACTGATCCAACAGTCAGCAATGTCGCCGCCGGAAGCTGACAAAGTACTCCTTCCAGCACTTCAAGCGCTGGCAGCTGCAGCACGATCGTCTCGCCGTCGACCGAACTGAATTCCAGCGGCTGCCCAGATGCTTCCGGTTCTGCCAGCAGGAAGCCATGCCATTCGCCCCGTTCCTGCCATGGCGCGAGGATCATGGCCTGCTCGTGCAACCAGCCGAGGTGGTCCGGTACCGGCTGGCCGCGACCCGCTTGCTCAAGGAGGGGGTCAGCCGCACAGGCGAACGATGGCAGGAGGCCACGACGATCGAGTTCCAGCAGTGCCGCACCGGCCGGCGCCCATTCACGCGGCGGAGCGTCGCTATCGTCCGCCTTGCGATTGGGATCCCGGTGGATCAGGAAGTCGTCGGGCTCATACGGCTTGCCACGCTTGCTGCTGCGGTTGCTTTCGGCGTACCAGTAGTTCAGTTGTGCTAGGCCGAGGCCTTCGTTGTAGAGCCTGAGGGCCTCCCGGTCCTCAGCTTTCTCGATCGCGTCGGTGACGTATTCGAGAGTGAGATCTCGGAATCGGTCGGGCTCAAACTCTGGTGCTCCTGGGTAAGCGGCTCGGCATCGCCAGTAGATGCTTCCCCAGTCGGGCTCGGCGGGCCTCCACTCGCCTCGCGCAGCTTTCCCAGCGCCTCCTCCAGTTCCTGCAACTGCTGGGCTGCGTCGGCGGTCGTGGACGCCTTGCCGCCCATGGATTCCTGCAGCCAGAACAGCGCAATCTCGGCAATCAGCTTTTCGGAGTCAAGCTCGCGGGTATCCGCATCAGTCCAGTCGGCGCAGTTCCGCAGGCGGTTGCGGATCATGCAGGTCGCCTGCCTCAGAATCACTCGTTCCTGGTTGGCGTTGATTGCCTGCGCCAGGCTCAGCACGTCGTCGGTGTGGTTGAGAGCGATGGCAGTTTCGGCTTCAGACAAGGGCGGGAACACGCCGGCCTGGACCTTCTGGCAGAGGTCGCGGAGGGTGTTGTAGATCTGGCCGGGTGTGAGGCCTTGCGGTGCCTCCTCTTCAATAGTGCGGCATAGTGCCGCCTGCCGTTGAAAGAGATCAGCAGACTGATCGACTTCCTGCACCTCCAACCGTTCGCCGATGGAGAGAGTGTCTTTGCGCCTGAACTTCAGCAGCCCCTGCCCGGATTCCGCATCGCCGATCTCGTGGTAGCGAACAGTGGGCGCAACCTCGAACGGGAGCTGGCGAGCGGTCATGATCTGCAGCGGCCTACGGCTGCAGTGTTCCCGCCGCGTGGGTTATGACCGTTTGAACTTCGCCAGCCACACGTTCTTGAACCGCTGGCCGATGGGGTACGGCTCAATCCCGTTCACACGCACCGTGCCGAGCACCGCTGATGTCCATGGGCGGCCGGGGAGCAGCACGCGACGACGGCGATTGCCCCAGGGGTAGATCCTGGCGCCGTTGTGCACCCACCGCGCATAGTCCGCACCCCAGCGGAACTCGGCCCGCGTGCCGCTGATCCGTGGGCCAGGGTTTGATTGTTGGAGGGTGCCGATGTCGACGATGTTTCGCGGGCTGCCGGTGTTGAACGATGCCTCCCGCCACGCTTGAGCACGTTCACGCAGCGTTTCACCGCCGAGGCCGCGCTTCGATTGCCGCGGCCAGGTCCACACCGGATCAGAGATGGCATCTTGAAACCGGCCATTGAGTTCGGAGAACACCGCCTTGGCGGCTTCCTGCGATGCGCGACGGGCGCGGGCCTCAAGGTTGGTGTTGAAGACGACCTTCATAACTCAGCGTGCGCGGAACGTTCCCATCAGGTATTCGCCTGCTGTTTGGGTGATGAAGGCCCCGACGCCACCGGGGCCGTAGGAGGAGCCGAGCTGATCGAGCGTCATGGTGCCGATCTCCGCCCGATCGGTGGCCGGCAGGTCAACGATGCTGACCAGTGCCGCCTGCAGCTCTTCCTCGCCGGCAGTGAGGCCATCAGGCCGTAGGCCGCTGTCGTTCCATGCCCAGCCGGTACCCGCATCCAGCCAGTTGGCATCCTCGGGCACCACGGCCCAACGGGTGATGTATCCGGAGATGGTGCGCGACTTTGAGGCCTGAATCGTTGTCGCGTTGCGGTCATCGCTGCGGGCACGCGGCGAGGTGCTGCCCTCACCGACGCCAGGCTGGAAGAAGAAATCAATCACCACGTTTTCGGTAGCGGTGTTGCGGAAGCCGTCGCGGAGATTGGTGAGCGCTTCAGTCGGCCTCTGCCAGGCGAGGCGTGCGCCGGCAAAGCTGGCGAAGGGTGTGGGCATGGATCAGGACCGCTCCAGCATGAACTCACCGGGATGCGGCGCACCGGACTGAAGGCCGATGGCGGTGAGGATGCGGGATTTCAGGTCAGCGATGCGAAGATTTGTCTGCCCTGCAGCGGTGGAGCCTGGTCCGGTACCGCTTTCGATGCGGACCTTGTAAAGCGCCTGGGTGTCGAACTTCAGCGGCCCGGCTTCGGACACCATGTCGTCGCGTGATGGTGTGGCACCGGGGCGTAGGCCTTCGTACACCTTCACCTCGCCGAGGTGTGCGGTGCGATCTGCGATCAGGTCCGCCTGATCGGTTTCGAGGATGATGATCTCATCAATCCACCCCTGCAACCTCGGCACGGTGGAAGGGCTGACGGTTGCGAGACCGTTCATGAGATCAGTGACCATCGCCATGGCGGTATGGCTGACGGTGATGCCGGCATATTCGCGGATGAGGTCGCGATCGTTTGGGTTGGTGGCCCGCCAGAGGGGATCGAGCGCGGCGAGGGCCATGGGTGATGGGTGGCTAGGTCAGGGTTCCCGCCACCCCAGCCCAATAAGAAAGGGGCCGTAAGGCCCCTCTCTAATCCATCCCCAGAATCCGCGGCACGTCGCCAAACAAGACGCGGTTTCTGGGATCTCGCCCACCCGGAATCCGAGTGAACTTTCCAGCTACAGCAAGGGTAACGGCCCTTCCCGCAGTTGGCCCCCTAGGGGGCTGTGCTGATGATCATAACCCCCCTAGGACCGGCCGGCTACCAGCCGATCCCTGAGCAGTGCGACCGCCGCTTCAACCTGATCCGCTTCACAGAACATGTGCAGCGTGTGATCGTCGTCGATCGCGATCGACAGTCTCACCATCGGCGCATAAAAGGTATGCACCTCATCGGCGCAGCATTCCCAGACGCCTAGGTCGCTATCGACGTCCAGACTCTGAGGCCCGGCGGGGAGCTTGATGCGGTGGAGCACGCTCATGGCTTTCCTTCCTCTTGCCACGCCAGCACAGCATCAAGCAGCCGATCGGCAAGCTGAATGTGCCCCGGCTGTGGTCTCTCGGATTGTGCCGCGGCGATGATCCGCTCAAACCTGCCGCGAAGTTCCGGAAGGCGGTCGGTGGCGGCGAGCTCAGCTCGAACCTCGGATAATGCAGCGAGGGCGGCAGGAACCCTGCTCACTTGCTCCGGATCGGCAGAAATTGTCAGATAGCCATCTTCGCCGATTGGCACAACCGCTTCGCAGGTTTCAGAGAGCACGATGCCTGTGTCGGTTCTCCATTCAAGACTGCTCATAGCTGCACCTCCTGCACAGCCGGCAGATCCCTTCTCACCACCGTCGTCGCCTTCCCCTCGGCATCAACCCGGATCCTGTGGTAACGCCGCGGCTCGCCGTTCTTCGGCTGCAGCAACCGCCCGACGGCGGTCACCACCGTGCGATCACTCGGCATCTACCTCACCCTCTTCGCCCTCTTCGGCATTGCTGCTCGCCAAAGCAATCAAATCGGCCTTGGCCAATTCCAAGGCGCCGATCATCTCGAACACGCCCAGCCCACGGTTCGCATATTCCTCGACCGCCGCGTGCTGGCGATGCTGCTCGATGCCGAACCGATGGACGACAGTTGCTCCCATGCCCGCCTAGGGCGGACTTGTTGCGTGACGCCGTTGCCGCTGGTTGGCTGCTGCGTTGCTTCCATGCCCGGATGGGCCGGAGGATGGGTCGCTGATGCGCAACGGCTAGGGCGAAGTTGCTTCCATGCCCGGATGGGCCGGAGACATGGCCGCAACTGAGTTCCGGCGCTTGAAATGTGTGGAAGTGTCCCCCATGGGGACAGGTGCCGTGATGGCTTCCTGCTGACACCGCAAGCGGCCAGAGGCAGGCGTTTTGGGTCTCCGGGCCCAACCCCGGCGACACTCCAATCATACTCAGAACAGCGCCAACTGGCAACGGTCGGCCGGCCCCTTCCGCTTCGCCATCGCCCGCACCCGCGCCACCTTCACCTCGGCTGTACTCACCGCCACAAGCTGATGGCAGCCGGTCGCCAGCGGGGCTGGCGCCATCGGCACCACCGCATCAGGCACCGCACGCCGCAGGATGTTCACCGCTGCGTTGTGGTCCGCGTTCATCGTGTGCCCGCAGCTCGTGCACCGGAACAGGGCTTGGCTCACCCGGCTTGCACTGTCGATCGCGCCGCAGGCTGGGCAGCCCTGACTGGTGTGCTTCGGGTCCACCCGCACCACAAGCCGCTCGCGTTCCTTCGCCTTGGATTCCAGCATGGTGAACACCTGCCCCAGGCCCGCGTCGAGGATCGCGCGGTTCAGTCCGCCCTTTGCTGCTGCCTGATTTGGCAAGAAGCCCCGGCCGTCCTCTGCAGGCTTCGGTGCTGGCCGGCGCACCATGTTCGCCAGCTTTAGGTCTTCGATCACGACCGTGCCATAGGTGCGCAGCAGGTAGGTCGTCGTCTTGTGGGCGAACAGCTTGCGGGTCCTGCGGATCCGCTCGTGGAGCCGGGCGATCTTCGCGACGGTCTTGCGCCAGTTCGCCCCGCCCTTCTCTTGCCGCGCCATCTGCTGCTGCAGCCGCTCCAGCTTGCGCAGATTCGCCGCCAGTGCGGCCGGACCGTCGATGTGACGGCCGGTGCTGGTGGTCAGGGTGTGGGCGACGCCGGCATCGAGTCCCACCGCCAAAGGCGTACTGCGGACCGGCGCCACTGGGACGTCGCCCACCAGCAACAGGTACCAGCCTGATGGTTCCCGCTGCAGTCGATAGGTGCAGACCACGCGATCAGAAGGCCAGCGGCGGCCGTCACGGTTGCCCTTGATCCGCACCTCCCCCAGAACGGGGAGCTTCACGGTGTCGCCATCAACGTGGGTGGTCTTCTTGCAGTCTGGATCGCTGAGAGTGACGATCGGGAAGCGTGCGGATTTGAGTCGCGGTTGCTTCCGTTTGCCCTTGCGGTATTCCGCCCATGACGTGGCCAGCGCCGCGAGAGTGCCACGGATCACAGCAGACGGGCATCCTTGAAGCTCAGCCCATGCGGGGTGGTTCTTTTTCGCAAAGAAAGTCCCGAGGCCGAAGGCAGAGTCATTCGCGAGCCGTGGTTCCCGCCACTGCTGACGGATCGGGCAGCTCAGCCCAGCACGCGGATGGGTGCGGATGGGGCTGAAGGAGATCGCCTGCCAGGCATCGCCCGGGCCCTTCTGCCAGCGGTACTCCCACCCGATGGGGCAGCAGGGCACGCGGGTCTTGCTGACCTTGTCATAAGCGCTGAACGTCTGCAGCTCTTGGAGCAGCGCGAGGCCGTAGTTCCAGATCCGGCGGTGCAGCAGCAGCCAGGCGTCGAGCTGCAGCTCCTGAGCGCGGGTCGGATAAAGTCGAAACTCAAGGGTGCGCATGGCGTCTTGCCTTATGCGCCTAATCATACTACGATCAGGCCATGGCTGAGGGAATTCGGATTCAGGTTGTCGTCCCCGTTGCGCTGGCGACAGCCTTGCGAGAGCGGGCCACGGCGGAAGGCCGCACGGTCTCCAGCCTCGCCGGCTTCATCCTTGAAGCCGGCTTTCGACAACTACCGCCCTTAGCTGCATCGTCGCCTCGGTTGGACGGGGAGACGTGAAACGCCTGCCGCTGGCTTTTCGGAGTGTCAGCAGGAAGCTCCTTATGGAGCATCAAGGCCCATGGGGCCTTGGAGTGGTGCCACTTTCAACACCCGTTCGCCCAACAGGTTCGCCAGCCAGTAGCGTGACTTCGGATCAAGACTGCGGCTCAACAGTTGCGTCAGCTGCAACCCTTCCGCTTCGGCCAACTCCGTCGCCACCCTCCTTAATCCCATCCGAGCGGCATCGCGATCACGGATCTGGATGCAAACCTGCAACAACAGGAAGAACTGCAACGACTCGCTGGTGGGGAGCATCGCCTGGTGATCGCATTTCATGCCACAGGTTGCACGGTCGTCTTTCGATCTGGCTGCTGGTGACGTTCCGATGGCGTGATTGTCCGTAGCGCCTTGCTCACCTCGGCTTTCACCCGCTCCTCATCCCATCCTTTCCCCTTTCGCAATTCTTCTACCGCCCTCGCCTGCGATCGTTCCCAGTAATCTAGATCCAGCAGCTCGCGGCGCAATTCCGGATCCTTTTCCTCTACCGCTTCATTCGGCACACTCGCCAAACTGCAACGGCATCGCGGGTGAGCCGTTCCCGTCACCTCATCCACTCGATACACGTGCCCATGGCGGCTCATGCACAACGCACACGTCCGCTCATCCTTCGCTGCAATCCTTCGTACATACTCAAATCCGCTTTCCTTGGCTACCCGCTTCTGCGCTTGCACGTAAGCATTTGCCAGTTCACTCCTCGCGATCAACTCCGCTCGTTGCCGCAAGCCCAGCCGCCTGGTAATCCCATCGGGATCCGTTGATCCCCGCAACGCATCCTCCACCGCGCTGATCATCCGCCGGTATCCATGACCTCTCGCTGCAGCTTCAGTAACAATTTGCGTAACCTGCGATCTGAACTTCAGCGTTTCACTTCTGATATAAGCCGTGGTGTTCTTTGATGCCGCCCATATCGCTACCTCGTTCGGCTCCGACCATCGTTCCTGCACCGCATCGCTCACCGTTCGCAACAGTTCCACAGACAGTTCACCGCCGGTCGCCATCGCTTCCGTCAGGTCGCGCTGAAACTGTTGCCGAAACCCATCGAGCTGTTCATCACTCAGATAACCCTGCGCCGCTTCCACCAGGCCCTGGAACCGTGACGCCGATTCAGCGATCGTCGCGCCCCTCACCCGACCGCCACTGGCTGAGGTGATCGTCGGGTCCAGGAATGGTGCATACCACCGCCTCAGATCCCGCAGCATCTCGGTCAACGCACGTTCAAGCGCTGCATTCAGGTTTCGCGCCGACTGATCCGCGATAGCCTCCAGCCGGTCGCCGTAGCTGTCGACCAGTCCCTGTTGCCTGGCGCCATCGCTCACGCCGCCATCACCTCATCCGGCAAAGTGTCTTCAAGGCCCATCAGTCCAGCGATCTCATCCGTGCCCGGCACTGCCGGCCTGTTTGCTTCACGCCGCGCATCCTCCTTCTCCAGAGCCTCAACCTCATCTTGCACCGTGCGACCCGGCGGCAACACGCCAACCCTTGCCGCCAATTCGACCACCGTCTGACGGGTGAGCAGGTTGGAGTTGTAGAGCCGTTCTGCAGTTTCCAGCGTTGCTGCCGTTACCGGCCGGTCAAATACTTCGCTATCAAGATCGATTCCGGCGCCAGTTGGTACCATCTCGCCGGTAAATTGCCCCCAGATTCGGAATAGCGATTCCATCGCCGAGCTTTTGCCTTCCGCCATGCTCGTCAGGCTGGCCTGAAGCTGAGCAGATTCCAGCAGCGATTGCGTGGCGGTCTTCTCCGCTGATCCTGACAGCAGGAAGTTCATCGTCTGCCGATCGATCAGCTTCTCAATATGCACCAGGTGCTCGACGTGCTGCGCCAACGAACTGCCGGCAACCTCAGCGAAACTAAAGCTTCCATTATCCGGTAGATCCAGCCCGCTGTTTGGGCCGAGAATCATCGCCGGTGTCGTCCCGCCTGGTCCCGTGCCGTACATGCCTTTCCGCACCGGCACCG